AACAACACAGTATCAATGACTGCTGGCGGTACTAGCACTAGTTCAGGAACTGGTACATTACGGGTCACTGGCGGTGTGGGTGTTACTGGTGATATCTACGTTGATGGTATGGTCAATTATAACTATGTTGAAAACGTACAGTCGAGTAGCTATCAATTAGCATTAACTGATGCTGGAAAAGTTGTTTCATTTAGTGTTGGCGGAGCATCAACAGTTACTATTCCTTCAAACGCATCAGTACCATTTCCAATTGGCACAGTTGTTATTATACATAAAAACACAGCAGGCGGGGCTGGCGCACTAACGCTGGCAGCAGCAGGTGGCGTAACTATAAGTAAAACTGGTACATTTGGTAGCTACGAAGAAATATATTGCCGTAAGCGAGGCACTGACAATTGGTCAATTGTTGCGGCAACTACTGTTATAAGCCCAACAGTATCAGGCGGAACAAGTGTGGTAACAGTTGGTGCTTCTCAAGTACGTACATTTAATAGTACAGGAACCCTGACAGTTAGTTAATTAACACATTTTAAAAAGATAAGGAGAAAAATATGCCATTTATTAGCAGCATACGAGGAAATTACAGACAAGGAAACGTTGAAAGATATCCAGCTGAAAAATACGAGATTACCGGAGGTGATAAAGTATACACACTCGGTGGTTATAAAATACACATGTTCACCAAGACTGGAGAAGCTAAACTTACAGTAAATTATACTAAAAAATATGCAGAAGCAATGGGGCTAGCAGACGCTAGCGCCGGCCTGGTTGCTGATTATCTAGTTATAGCAGCCGGTGGATCTGGGGGGAATTTCTTTTCTACTAACGGCAACGGTGGCGGCGGCGCTGGCGGATATCGTGCAGGAAGTTCACCATTTACCACAACCTATGTTTCCGTTGGTACTGGTGGCGGCCCTACTCCATCTGGCGGTGCTTTCTTTGCCAACGGTAGCCCATCATATATAGGCCCAATTTCATCTGTTGGTGGTGGTGGTGGCAGCATGTATTATGGCAGTGGCCAACCAGGTGGTTCAGGTGGCGGAGCGGCAGCTAACGGCTGGGGTGTTGGTAGCGGCACACCAGGACAAGGTAATCCGGGAAGTAGCTTTGCATACTTCTGGACAGGCGGTGGCGGTGGCGGTTCAGGCGCTGCTGCTCCTAACCAACAAGGCGGCCCGGGAACTTCTAGTAGTATTACCGGGTCTGCAGTTGGTCGTGCAGGAGGCGGTGGAGGCGGTGGCAATAGTTCAGAGCCAGGTGGCGATGGATTTGACGGTGGCGGCCGTGGACACGGATCATGTCCACGTTGGGGATATAGCTTTTATACATTCTATGTTGAGCCAGGTTGCAATTCTTGGGGCATACCTTTTGGTAGAGATAATACAGGCGGTGGCGGCGGCGCTGGCAGCTACTGGGCACCAAACATTGGTTGGTTCCAAGGATCAGGATACGGCGGCTCAGGCGTAGTTATACTTAAATATCCTACTTAATAAGAAATTTATGCCACAGTTTAGATCAACATATAATATATTCAAAGACCCAGCAGGTGATACAATCCATGACGATAATTGGTTTGACTCTGACAAGCCAATTTATCCTCCAACTTTTGATTGGGATTATCAACGTCCCATGACCATAGAGGATGTTGCTATATGGGAAATGATATGGTACTCATCTGGCGGATTTGCGTTATATGTAGCATGGTGTCCGTATGCTGAATTTTATATGATTACACATGAGCAAATTGTTCATAATCCTAGTAACTTAGAACTATTCTACGGGCCAATGGCTATGGAAAATGCATATAAAAGGGCCAGAGAATTAGGAATGCAGGTATATTTAAATAAAATATGGGTGGACGATAAAGACATGTGGTTGCATGTTCCGCCTCCGCCTGAAGAAAAGAAAATTATTCTGTTGTAAGACAATAAAAAAGCTCCGTTGAGGAGCTTTTTATTTGAATATAAAATTCATTGATATACTAATTCGATCGGTTCCACTAAGATTCTTATTAACCTGATGCAGCAAGTTTGATTTAAAAATTAATAATGTAGAATTTATAGGAGTATACGAACATGCTTTATATGATGCAGCAGTCAAGTCAGCATCAGCAATTGGTAAGTTACACATATCAGTAAAGTGTTCTGAACTTTTAAATGTAATATCTCCGGCATTTTTTTCTGCACTTACATAATATACTGCACTAAAATGCGAATTAGAATGCTGATGCAATTCTTGATAATTTCCCGGCATTGCAATATTAAACCAAAAATCGTGGCATTCTAACTCTTGTATTTCTTTCTTAACTCCAAATTCTTTAGAAAAATTTAATACATGTTGCTTACATGTCAAAATAAAATCATTTACAATTTGATCATTATCTTGCTTAGGATCGTAAGTCTCCATTGTGTTAAATGTGTCGCAAGCCCAATTTGTATTAACTTCAGAATTAAATTTTATTTTTAATGATTGAGCTTTGTTTGCAAGGTAACTATTGTGTTTTGAGAATTCTGCTAATGACTCCGCAAAAATTAATGTTGGAAACCATGCTTTTATCATGATGTAAATGAAATGTAAGACTTTAATCCTGAGTTTGTAGTCGGAGCAACTGGGGCAGGGGTTGAAACATCCTGCCTAGCTACCATAGGCGGTTGTCCTTGATCTGGACGAAATCCTAGGTTCTTTGCCATTTGATGTCGCTGCATAGCAACTTCATCAGATACTTGCTGACCTTTAGGAACAGCCATGTGATCACCGATATTGTCTCGTTTGTCATACTTCCATTCAGTATGTGGACCGTTTGCATCTACATAATGAAAAAATCCCTGCACTTGCCATGCATCGTCCGGTGCCGTAAATTTTTCTCTCCAATGCTCTACATCAATTCCCCTATATATAGCCATATCGCCTGGTTGTAAATCAATAGGAGTACCGTCCATAAAAATTGGCCATGAATATGACGGATCGTTATACCAGAAATTAAAACACACTGTTGTTGAAATTTCACAAGCAGGACGATCTTGGTGGGAAGTTAACTCGTCGCCTGGACGATACACTCTAAAATACGAATAAGTAGGTAATAATTTTAACCCTGTAGTTTCTTCTACCTTGTGCTGTAATATTAATAACATTGCTTCCATTAACGGATCTGCATATTTTGAATGTGCTCCAATAACGTGATCTATATCGGGGCGAAAATCTTGAATCTCGTCAAATAATGCATACTGTGTTATTAGATCAGTAAATTCTGCAGATACTGCAAGTCTAACTACTATAAATTTATTTTCTTTAAACTTTTTAATTAAATTACTCATTTTGTAATCCTCCTATCTTTTGTTATAAATTTCTTTGTTGCAGTATAAGGACATGTAGGTTGTTCATTTTGAGATTCAACTCGATCAACCAGTCGTCTTTTAGATTGATAAAACCCTACCGAGTCTCTACCGTCTCGTTGGAATAACAAATTGTGCGCACCGTGCTGTCTATCCCACTCGTCTTTAGTTACTAAATGATTCTTAATAATCACATTACGCTCAGTCATAGGATGTAACATAACTAGTGGAGTAAGCGGTGGAATAGTAAACGTTTGAGGCTGGTCTTTAGTTTCAACAAAATAATTGATTTCGGTACCATGATTATATTTAAATTCGATCACTGCTGGCAAATTAGTAAGAGATCCAATAAATTTTCTAAAATGCCATGTAGGTTGTGTCCAGGTAAAATATATCTCTTCCGTTGTCTTAAACGCCCACGGACTTGATATTTTAACGTTGCCCCCATGTTCTCCAGCAAACCCTTGAAACTGTCGAGGATTGTGTGAATTGGCAGTTGTTACACTATTATTTGATGCTTCCCATGTAAATGCAGGATTTTCTGTATCTGAGTTAGTATTAATTTTTAAATCCATTTCAAACCAAGACGGAATAACAATTCCTTTTTTATACAGCTCAATAATCCCAACGCAATTTTTAATAGTTGCATTTTTTGGATCTTCATTCCCGTGTTCGTCTTTTCCTACTTTTGGAGTTTTCTTAAACCAATCAGGAAGATAATTTAATGCCGAATCTATTTTTGCATAATCATATGCGTGTGGCACGAATGTAAAACAATCTAAAACCACATCTTTTTTCTTAAAGAAAAAATTTACTAAATTTTTCATATTTGTATTTGTCTCGCTGATGGAATTGGAAAATGTGATGATGATATTTCTTTAACAAAAAATACCTGTGTTAATCTTGGCTGTTTATCCGGTCCTACAAATTTTGTTACTCCGTGATGCTGGGAGCCGTCGTATGCAATTAATCGATTGTATATATTATTAAATCTAATAGTTTCTTCGTACTGTGAATTATTTTCTTTTAATTTAGCATTATAAAACTCTGACTTGTTTTTATCAAAATTTAAAAACATCTCATGTTTCACATCTAAGTGAATTGGAACAATACCAATAGACTTTGGTTTAAATATAGTAGTACCGCAGTCAGGAGAAATTGCAGGATTTAAATAGATCAACCCTGCATATGTTGAATCGTCAATATGCACCCAACCTTGATTTATGTGTTCGTACATAGCAGGTTCGATCATTTGAAAATATGTTTCTACACGCCATGTTAGATCTTGTTCTTTTTTTAAATTAAAAGATAATGACATTAGTTTTTTACAAAACTGATCAAAATATACAGGAGCAATTTGATTTATTGGTTTAGATCTTTTTCCGGGCCACGGTATGCTACTAGTTGATTTATATTCAAAAGATAATGCAAGATCACGAACTGCATCTGGATTGTCAAAAAAATTGTCAACGCATATAGTTGGAAAATACATATTAACTTAGTTGCCTATCTTTAAGCCAGGTGACTAATGCATATTTTGTACCTTTAGTCACAGGATGCGCAATGTGTGCATACGCAAAATTAGAAGGAAATAATAGAAGCATTCCTGCTTGAGGTTTAATTTTTACACCAAAATGCGGAAACTCTAGTTCCCCACCTTCGTAATCGTCGTTAAGGTATACAATAGCCGATATAGCTCTACCGGAATGTGTTAGCCCGTCAAAATGTTGCTTGTATTCCTCACCTTCTCCATATTTTAATAACGAATAATCTTCGTGAAACAACGATCCCTCTATTCCGTAGCGCAGTGCATACGGAATACTAGCAGCTAACAACATTAAGTTAAGCTGGTTATGCACGTTTTGTAATGCAGCATTATTGCCAATCCTACCCAGATGACTCACTGCCATCAATTTATTAGTTCTTATATTTTGATAAGCGCCAGCACCAAATGTTTCTGCCTTTTGCCAATATGCACCTGAGTTTGGGGTTGCGGCTTGGTCCTCTACCATAGCAATAGTTTCTTGAGGGTTAGGCCAGGCATTTTCAAAAATTTCAATGCATCCGCCTACCACTGCATCGGGAACTAACTCCCCTGTAAAAAATCCATTAATAAAAGCTGACATAGTATTTCCTCTGTAATTGTAGTTTCTTACAAATATTTATAGTACTAAATACAGTCCATCTGTAATCTTGATTTGATAAATACTGTGTAACAACACCTGTTTAGGAAATTTAAAATGAGTAAAATTAACGTAATTTATAATATTGATAGTAAGGAATTGAATGTAGGAGTGACTGAGCCGAATGCGTTTCATACAGATCTTCTTTTTAGTTTTACATCAAACTCTGATACAGAAATACTGAACATTAAAGGAATAGCATTTGGATTCGATACATTGTATAACGGATCAAAATTTTATCCGCCGCATACTGTAGAATATGACTCAGCAATGAAGGATGGTATATTTGAAAGAGCAGAGTGGTCATGTATTCCTGAAACAGATTATACTGTTAAAATATGGGTTGAGTTTAACGGACAGAAAACTGAAGTATCACATATGTTTACTAGTCCGCGTCCGAAGGCCATATACCCCTCGTGGGTATGGGATGCAGAGGCAAAAGTCTGGAATCCACCAATACCTATGCCTGAAGGTCCATTAAAACAGTGGAGTGAAACAGAAAATGGATGGATTGACATACTTGCAGATTTCCCTGCATTGCCGGCAGATTTTGTACCGCCCCCGGCAGATGCTCCTACAGGCCCAGGCCCTGGAGTTCCGCGTCCTGTAGATGCTATTTTGCCCCCAGGTGTTACACGGTAATCAATGCCAATTTTTAAGTCAACACAAGAAATTTTAGAAAATCCTTGGGTTAACGTATACGGCAGTAGGACTGCAAATACCACCGGATTACCTTGTCATTACGAATGGGATAACCGTTGCCCGTTAGAAGTTGCTGACGTTCACATATGGGAACAATTATATTTTCAAGAAGGAAACGTAGGAATATATGTAGCATGGGATCCATTTGCTGAGTTTTACGTGATCACGTATAATATGTTTTTAAATGAGTCCCACGGAATACAAACATTTTATGGTCCTGATGCCGCTCATCGAGTATATAGAATAGCAAACGAACTAGGAATCGAATTATCGTTTAAAAACGTGTGGACTAACTCCACTGTAGTTTAAACAACATCATTGATCTTTCGTTGGCAAATTTAATTTTACGCCAACTGCTACTATCTTTAATTATCTGCACTTTATATACACTATTCCATAAAGATTCTAATAATAACATCCTTGCCTCATCAGATAATTGTTGAGCAAATAAATCTTTGTGCCGTGCAATTAATAAACCGTTTGCACGAATAAACCATAAATTTATATCAGATTTGTCTATTATATCTATAGTATATTCATCTAGCATTATAATAATTCTACAATATCAATTATTGTTTGTATCTTAGTTTGTATAATACGATTGCGTAAGCTAAGATCCAATCCTTTATGTACAGGCTTTGGCAGATTATCTAATTCAAACCACCCCCATGCAATATGTTCGTTGCTTAGTACTGGTATAAATTCAGATTCCACTACGCAGAAATATGTATGAAAGTTAAACATACTATCGTTGCTAACAAAACGTTCAAGCGGAATAGTCTTTTTAATATCAGGCATTGCACCTAATTCTTCTTCAATTTCTCTTTGCAAGCCCTGCCATGCTGACTCGTTAGAGTGATTAGTACCGCCTACTAATCCCCAACGACCTGCATGTTTGCCCTCAGCTTTTTGTAATAATAGAAATCGTTTTGTTGATCGAGCACAAATTAATGCCCCTGAACAATCGATTATGTCTGAGTTAGAAGTTATAATTCTAACCTCCAATTACCACGTCTGTAATCACCGTCAAAACTTTTCACCCAGTTAATTCCATTCCACTTGTATTGTACTAGTGTATAGATATTTGTCTGATAAATCAAGTTTTCTGAGTTTTCATCTGCTGAGAATATTACCCACCACTTGCTTCCATCCCACTCGATAATATCATTTGCCTCTGCAATAAAGTCAGTACCGTCTGTATTTTTCCACGCATCTGGACCATCTTCATTTAGATTCAACACATAGGTAACGGTTCTACCTACTGGTATTAAATTGGTTAATATAATAACGTAGCATCCATCACGTTCTATTGGAATTCCTTGCCCAACTTCAACCCCATTAACGTATACACGACAATCATTTACTTTTGCAAATTCAACTGTAGTAATAATTCTTTGAATTTTTAGTCCTGTGGTAAATGTATCTCTAACGCCACCACCAATATTATCAATGATTAAATATCTGGTTCCAGGTACTAAATTACTAGGGCCTGTAGTTGTGGGGTCAATTACTGCATCAAAACTTCCTCGCTGCCCTTCTGGTCTAGCCGGCCCTATGATCATATCATTAGTTGGAAAAGTGTCGTCATCCCAGTTAACCACCATCTCAGATCCGTCTAAAGGATTTATGCTTAGATAACCTACTACTTCACTGCCGTCTGGCTGCAACAGATAAATCTTTGCTAATCCCGCAGTATATTTGCCGGGAAGCGGCTGTAATATTACCTGCCAATTTAACCATACTCCGGGTTGTTTACTGCTTACTAGTTTAATTTTACCCTCTGATACAACTATATCAAAGTCACCAAGAGTGGCTTTTGAACTTGCAATAGAACTTGCAGGATATGATTGACCTGCATCAACGTACACACCTAGCCCATCGATGTATGAGTCACTCATACCGGAGCTGTCAAATGTGCTTGAAACAATATTGGTAACAACTCCTAATTTTTTAACCTTTGCAGGAGGAGTAATCCATATAGGAGTTGTTAGTGTTAGAGTAGCAACATCAATTTGTGTAGCAGTTCCCATTGGGACCGTACGACTAGTAAAACTAACATCTCCGAGGTCAACAACAGTTAACGAAGTCCAATCTACAAAGTTATCAGTTGTTTGTATTTCTAAACTTGGATTAAACAACACTAGGATTTGTTCTAGAATTTGTAATTTTTGTTCAGTGCTAGTTGACCAGATATCAGCTTTGACTGATAACTTAAACGGTGTTGGCATTAGTCGCTCAACCGTGTAATTTTGTCCTTGCGTACTAGTATATGCACCAGTCTCTTGATCAATATCACGTTCACGAATATGCATCTTACTAACTAGTGTTGCATCGCCTAGTCGAGTATTATCAAGGTCAAGATCAGTAATGTATATTGAAATTCTTGGAGCACTTTGTAAAGTATTTTCCGAGTTTTGATTTACAATTGTTGCCGCTTGACGATCTTGATCACCGTACATAACTGGAACACGTACTAGTGTACCGTCTCCATATCGAACTACAAAGTTACTTAGGAGTCTAACTATTTGTAATAAGTATCGGCGTATTTGGCCATCATAAAAATATTGCATTATAGATCTGCCTTAGGTTTAAGTGCCTTGCTTAGTGATTGACGTTCTGCAACATTTTCACCGGCAATGTTATCGGTTGCTGTATTATAAATAAATCCAGTTCTGAAAGTTTGGCGAGTATCAGTATTTGACAAGGTAGTGCGAATTGCATCTTCACGTTTAACCCAACGCTTGCTGTCATATCTAAAAAGTCTATTGGGCAAAAAGTCAGTTCTAAGGAAAAAGTCGCCTTCAATTGCACCTGCAGGAAAGGCAATACCGTGCCCAAATTCAACACCATTAGGTGGAATACCGTCACCTAACAAGTACCCACTATACCCGGTACGACTTGGCCTAGCCCCAATTCTACTAGCATCTAAGTGCGTACTAGATGCATCAGGAGGTGCTGTTGCATCGTCGACTGTTAGTAAAGACGTATTACCAAATTCGTCAGCGGCTAGTGAATAAAATTGTTGCGTTTCGTATCCACTTTTTGGAGCATTGGCTTCTGCCTGAGCAAGAATAGCATCATTAATTTCAAGACTTTTAGTCTGTGTACTTAATATACTTTGTAATGTTGCACCAGAGTATACATTAAAATATGCAGTGTTAGTGGGCAATATTCCTGCTGTCGTTGTATCCCTAGTTTGATACAATGTACCCTGATAGCGAACAATTTCTCCGGCTGTGTATATAACTGTAGGATCATAATCACCTACAAAATTAGCATCTTTATCCGTAGGAGTTTTAAGAATGTCAGAATACTGTTGTTGATCAGCAATTTTTGCTAATTTTAATCTGTATAAATGTGGATACCATGTGCGACTAAATCCTTCAGCAGCACGACCAACTTCGCTGATAACAAAGAATCTTGGTAGTGCTTGGTCAGCATCACTAAGTGCAAATTCATCACGCAAATGCGGAAGTTCTACAACGTCTCCTGCTAACGGTTTACGTCCTACTAGTTTAATAAAGTCGTTAATATGCACAGTCATAAACACTGTGTCATTGTCAATAAACAGGCCAAACTGACTTAGATTAAAGTCAATGTCAGATACATTGTACACGCCGCGCACTGTGTATATTGAACTGTCGTATTTCCTATCACGATTTTCAAGGAATAATAAGTCCTGTATATTTGTTTCTTTTACAGCATCGTGCATGGGCATATCTGCAGTACTTTCACCTGTTAGAGGATTTTTGGGTCCTAGGTATTTGTGCAGATATAAGTCAGTACCGCCTACCTGATACATCTCAGACATGTTGCGATCGTGAAATTTGTAATCGTTGCCTTTCTCGGGCTTATAA